CGTTGTAATTCAGCACATCTCAGCATACGAGTTAGCTCATAATCAAGCCTCATCTTTTCTTCTTGTCGTTTTGCTATCTCTCTGCACTGTGCTAAACCTCTACGGTCTAAAGGGAACATGAAATTTATCTGTCCTCCCCAGTTTTCTGCTATCGTGTAGGTTCTTTGGTCCATATTCTCATCAAAGGGTTTAGTATGATTACCCATATAGAATGGACTGAACGTCATCGTAGAACCATTACAGCTAACCCCAGAACCGTAGTGCTGCCTTGAAGGTGCACCATTGTTCTGGAATTGGACAGCTTGGTTCGTTACATTTCCCGTTGCTGCTGCTACAGGATTAGACACATTATTCGTCTCATCTTCTGCTTTAACAGGTGTTACTGAGAGAAGACTGATAAGGAAACAGTAGTAGAGTCCGTTTCGATAGTTCTTTCTATTTCGGTTAGTTCTATCACTTGACTTGCTGCTCTTGTCACTACTTCTAGTGAGAAGTCTGAACCAGCTGTTGTCATGTTGAAGATTGAATCTTCGTCTACTATTCCTCCAGAACTGTCTGAGGTATGAGTTATATTGTCTCCTGACCACTTGCTTAACGCTGCTCCATAGGTGGTTGTGGTTATTGTTTCTGTTATATCTTGAGTTGTAGTTGTAGTACTATTCATAGACCCCTGAGTAAAATTAGGGGTTACAATTTCTGATCTTGCTACTGTGGGTGATGCCAGTAGGAAGAGTAAAAGTAATTTTTTCATTCTTCCTTTTTCTTAGCCATAGGACAATTTACTGGACCTTTATTTTTATTATTGTTACCTGTAGTAAGACCAAATGTCGCTAGTGCTCCAGTAAATACACTAGCAACAAACGTGATATCAGAGTTACCTGATTTCTTAACCATAGGTATTTCTACATAGTTCATTGTAATAATGAATCCTGACCAGACGACAACGCCTAATCTCACAAATGTACCTAATATCTGTATCTGATGTTCTTGATCCTCTGCTGCATCTTTCAGTTTACCGAGGAGTCCCTTTTCTTTTTCTGGCGGTTTTCCTTCCATTTATCTACTTTTTTTTGTAGGAATTTTTGTAGTTGTTTTTTGATTTTATCAAATAAAGGAGTAGCAAGGGTGGTAGTAGCTACAGCTGCAACAGCTGCATAAGTAGCCGTTGCGACTACTTCAGCTGAAGGTAAGGGTAGATCGATTTTTACAACTGGTACTCGAAGAGTTGGTTGTTCAGTAGTTGCAGTTTCTGCATCTTCTGTTTCCTCTGGTGCTTCCTCTAGTTTAACTCCAGCTGGAGCTTTTATATTACCCGGAGGTATAACAATAGGAGGGAATACTGGCATCTCTGCAGTAGGTGGCTCTAGAGGGATGCTAGGCATATCTAGAGCTTTAGGCAGTTTAGGTGCCTTCACCTAGCTCCAAGGCTTACCAGTACCATAAACAGGAGTCTTTTGTTCATTAACACCGTTCTCTACAGCAGCTTCAATAGCAGCTACAGTGCCAGCCTTATCAGCATCTAATTTTGCTTTAACCCAACCGAGTACTGTTGCCTCAGTAAGATCTGCATAAGGAACAAGAGTATCAGGCTTAGGTAGATCAACCTCACCTGTAGCTCTAAATTTATAAGTGCCATCTTCACCATTAACACGGTAGATAACTTTGTTTACATACCCATCTGCTAGTTCGCGTTGAAGGGTGTTTACTTGCCAAGTTTTTGTTGCCATTTTAGTTGTATTGAATAAATTGTTTTATGGCTCTGTCGGCCATGTGATGTTATATGGATCAGACTGGGTTGGTACATCCCTTAATGCTTGACGATAATTTTTCCAAGCATCACTCATTGTTAGATCACTAGAAGCTCTCCAATCCGTTTCTTTTAATTTCTCATCCCTGTCTTCTCTAATGTTTGACCATTGACTATTTATTAAAGTTGTTCTTTCTTCAGTAGTAGTTGCTTCTACTTTGCAGTCATAAGCTTTACCACCTTCTACATAGACATCAACCTTAGTTAATTTTTGATCTGGTTTAGTTGTGGCTAACCATTCAGTAATTTCCAGCATGTTGTTTTCACTAATAAATGAGGCTGGAACACCACTCTTAGGGAATGAGGTATTTGGGAATAATTCATAGATGGTTCCAGTTTTAGTAACTGTAGTACCATCGACAATTGCGTATTTCATAGTTGTTTAATGTCCAAAGCGTGATTTCTCTAAGTTCCAGTTGGTAGTAACATCAGAGGATGTAAAACCTTTTCCTACATAAAGTCGATATATACCTAGTTTACCTCTAAATGCTGAAGCATGATCATGACCAATAGCTCTATTATCATCTGCAAGGTTATTAGCATCATCGTAATCAAGTTTACCTGTAAAAGTCTCTACTAAGGAATTATTTCGATAAAATTTCGTGTTGTTACTTCCAGTACCTATTCTTGAGAAAACCAAATGTTCATACTCGGAGTGGTATTGACTACTGGTATAAACAGCAGAATCGTCTAGGTAAGTCCAGCTTCCAGATGAGGTTGTACTATCAGTAACTACCCAATTTGTAACTCTTATTTTTCCATTAGTAATAAAAATAGCATAGTGTTGTGGCCATGGATTAGTGTTGTTTGGCTGATTCGTCCATATCCTACTAGTGGTACCAGTCCAGTATGGCTTCCACCACCATTCGATAGTATAATTACCTGTTCCAACATCTTTAAAGGTATCAGATCTAACAATATAAGGATAATCACTACTAGAAGAAGGATCAAGAATTATATGTCCACCATCATTTGATGAATAGGATATATTGCTTGTGTTCTGAAAAGTACCGTTATTACCGTTACCTGATAAGTCTGTAACTGTAGAACCACTACCACTATAAGAACTAGAGTTACCAAAATCCCAATGTGTAGTCAAATTAGTTGTTACACCACTAAATGTACTACCACCACCACTACTAGGAATACCTCCAGCTCTTAAGAAATGATTTCTCATTATGCTACGTCTCCCATGTAACAAGCAAATACTGTATCTGTATCAGCAGCATTTTTAGCTTTCCATACTTCAATTAAGCTATAACCACTTGTTGCTAATGTTGGAGCACTACCTCCAACCCAGGTGACACCAGTCCATGTAGTTACTGTTCCGCTACTCCCATCTTCCACCATCAATAAGACTGACTCTCCATTAGTCATATTCGTGAAAGTTATAGTATGACCTGCTTGAGATAAAGTTATGCGTTGAATAGTTCCGTTAGCGGGGTCTATAGTTTCTGACTGTGCATCAAATGTTTCACTATAAATAGTTTCATTGAAAGATCCGCCAATACTTACATCTCCTGCAAAAGTGGCGTTTCCATTTTCTTCGACTTTAAATAATTCAGTTGAAGAGCTAGTAGCAGCACCATGTGCTATAGCAAAATGTGAATCAGTGGAGTCATTATTAGAATCAATATTTAATATGACATCATTACGACCATTTATTAGTAATGCATTACCACTACTTTCTCGTACAATTGCATCGTAATCACTGTCAGTAGCTCCTCTGAAATGAATCGCATTATTCTCGGCAAGTATAACACCTCCTGCAAAAGTGGCATTTTGGTTTTCATCTATCTTTAACGCAGTTGTCTGAGCATTTGATCCCGTTCTTTGAGTAATATGTATTTCAGGTGCATATCCAGCATTAACACATTTAGCAATGAATGAGGCAGATTGAGAGACTGCATTTGCATTTCCTGCAACAACACTAATAGCAGAGAAAGTACCATTAACTCCCTGTAGATTGCTGGCACATAATCCTCCACCTACAGCCGCAGGTAAGGATAAATCAGTAAATGATGTATCACTAGAACCAAGAAAACTTTCAAATCTCCCCGTTACTTTCGCACCCGTTGAAGTTGTCTCAAACTTCTTACTGTTGTCGTAATAGAGTTCTACGGCTCCTGAAGAATTTATTACTACACCTTTTTTACCTGCATTAGCATAAAGTTGAAGTTCATTATCATTATGTTGATAACAAATACGTCCAATGTCTGTATCATCTGTATCACCAAAGTAAATACTAGCAGCTGAGATATTTCCAGAAATTATAGATAATCCTCTATCGCTAGTTCCTTCAATGACTAAATCATCTCCTGCTGTATTAGCAGTAGTTGAACCACCAATTCGACAGCCTACTGAAGTTGTCTCAAACTTCTTATTACCGTCGTAATAGAGTTCTACATAGCCATCATGTTGACATTTAATATTTGTTTCACCACTCTTAGCTTCTATGAATATGTCTCCTCCAGCATCAGAAGCTACATTATTTCTTATATAGAAATGACCGTTAGAGGCATCTATATAATTAGTACCATCATGGTAGATCTGGAAATCTTGAGCATCTCCAAGAACAAGTTTTACGTTATCGTTACCTCTAAATCTTGTACTAGCCCATATTGAGTTATGTGCAGCAGCATCGCTTCCTATATCTCCAGTGTTATCAGCACTTGGTAAAATATTTCCTGTTACAGTTACACCAGTTGAAGTTGTCTCAAACTTCTTAACGCCGTCGGAATTCAACTCAACATTACCAAGTGAGCTAATCTTTATAGCTGCAGTTTGCTCATTAGTATCAGTTCTTTGTGTGATATTAATTTCTGGTGCATTACCACTACTTACACTACTTGCAACAATTGAACCAGTTTGATCAGTTCCAGCACCGTTTTTAGATGTTATGCTAAG